AGAATATTATAATATTATTATAAGTTTTAGCTTCAATTTAAATATAAATAATATTATATATGAAGAGCTTTGATTTTGATATTAACAATTATACAAAACAGGATTTAGAAGAGATGCTTTCATTATCAAATCCATATACAAATCAAGAATTATTCAATAAAGTAAAGATAGTGGAAACAGAAAGTTTAAAAAATAATCCAGAAACCAAAAAAGAATTTGTGGAGTTTTTATCTGATGTGACAGCTAAGCTTAAAAAGTATGATGATTTTTTGATTGAAAATAAAGAAACAAATGAAAATAAAATAAATCCAATTTCAGTTAAAACATTATCAAAGTATTTACATTTTGATAGTAAATTTCGTAAAAATTATTATAGTACAAGTGCAACAGATGTAATTTTTACATTACCATATATGATTAATAATGCGGTAGAATTATCTCTTCATGAGATAGACATACCAGATTCATACTACCAAATATCATCGCTTCTGGGCAACAATCATTTTATTATTTTGTGTGAAAAGGGGGCAGAAGATCAGGGCGGTGTAGATACATCTGTAAATTACTTTACATTCGATGTGACAATACCAGATGGTAATTGGAGCACAGATACTTTTGTATATTATTTAAATAACACAGTATTTACCACAGATTGGGATGCGGCAATAGCATCCCAAGATTCAATATCAACACCAGTAAATAACTATTACTTTGCTAGACCTACATTAATAGATAATGCAGTATCAGGAAACCAAAGATTGGTTGCGAGTTACTCAACATATTCAAATAAAATAACGATAGGTGTAAATAATATACAGACAAGTGACATTTCTGGATATAATGGTGCTGATGTTAGTTATGTAGAATTTGATAGTATAGAATTATATTTCAATGTTAATTCGGGTACAGTAGCAAATATAAGTACAGGTGAAATAGAAAATACATACTCAAATTTATCGGTAAGAGAAAAATTAGGTTTTATGATGGGATATAAAAGTGCAAGATATATAGGTTCAACAGCTTATGTAGGGGAGTCACCTGTAAATTTAATATCGAGTAGTTATTTTTATTTAGTTATAGATGATTTTATAGGAAATCATATAGAATCAAATATTATTGCATACACCGATTCATATAATTCAAAAGATATTTTTGCTAAGATTAGTAAAAACAATATGACACCTATTTCATTAACAAAAAAAACTGACGATACTCAACTAAATAATCCATTATTTTTAGTTTCACGAAAATATATGGGACCAGTAACAATTAAAAAATTAAAATTATCAATAATAGATGAATTTGGAAGAAATATAGATTTAAACAACTTAGATTGGAGTTGCACACTAAAATTTACATACTTATATGAGTAAAATTTTCAAATTTACAAAATCCAACGTCTCTTGTATATTCTTCCCAATCAACCGTTTTTTTTGTTTTACCATCATAGTTAACAGCTAAATGATTTGATAATAACCAATTATTTATGGATTTATTATCATACATAACTTCAGCAAGAAGTCTACCATATTTGTCTGATTTAAGAATTTTGATATTTACCATTTTATTTAAAATTATTGTTTCTAATTCTTTTTTTGCTTTTTCTGCATAAATTTTTTCGTCTTTATTTTTAGTTTTGAGCTCTGGACAATCTATATGTGCAAGTCTAACTGAAAATCTGTAATACTTGCAGTCTAAAGGATGAATTTTTGCTGCAATGGTAATAGTATCACCATCATATACTTTAATAACTTTTGCATATTTAATATTAGGTATAAAAGGTTTTGTATTTTCCCAATTAATAGGTTTTCGACATAAACAAATTGTAAAACAATTCATAGTTAATTAAATTATTTATATATTAAATAACTTCAATTTAATATATGAGAATTATACATATAGATGAAGAGATTAGAATCTAATGTAACATCAAATTCTGCAATAGATAGAATAACTAGATTAAAAAATAAAGCATTGGGGTTAGACACTTCATGCAATATAATTAAAGATGAAGATCATATATTAAAATACAAAAATAAACCAAGGGATTTAAGAAGTTTTAAAAGTATAAAGCAAAATCTGATTGCAAGTGAGAAAATTAAACAAATAAAATCAAAATGTGTTAATGAAACAAAATTAAAAAAAATAGTAGATTGTTCAAATATTAATTATGAAGATGCCGAATATAAAGTTAAAGAAACAAACACATTAAGAACATTCACCAATAACAAACAAGAAAAATTTTCAAGCGATAAAATAAGCGATTTAAGAAAAAAAATAATAGATCCATCAAACTGTAATAATGAAAAATGCAATATAATAAAACCTAAAGAAGAAAACCTAACATACAAACATGTTTTAAAAGCTCCAAAAAGAGCATATCAAAATATTAAAAGTATTTTTAGTTATGCAGATAGAAATAAAAAATTAACAGATGCTTGTAGTGATGTTAAAACTACAAATATAGGATCTAATGTAGGAGTTATTAAAAACTTAACAGAATGCACTGAAGTGGAGCTTTATGTAGAAGACGATACTATAACATCTTCTACAAAATCATATAGTCACAAAAAATATGAAAGTGATTTTCCTGATTTAAATTCCAGTGAAAGAACCGATGCTTTAAAACAAAAGACTAAATTTGAGAATTTAAGAGACGACACTACAGCATATTATGTAGATGAAAATTTAGAAGGATTAAAATATCAAGAAACAAAAGTAGCACCGAATGCAAATGGAGTGGGTATTTCTGTTGTAAATGCTAATAGCTATTCAGAACTATATGATTTGGCTAAAGGTTTTAGTTTGTGTTCTAGAGATACAACAGAATGTTTTATCGAAGGATTTCTTAATAGTGATCCAAAACAATCATGGTTACAAGAATTTACCGAAATAAATTATTCTAACTATACAACTGTTACAGATATATCTGCCGATGGTACTAGAATTATAAATAAATTAAATGAACCTAATGCTGAAAAAAGTATTCTAAAAACATTATCTCAATCAACAAAACCTAGTGGATTAGTTAACACAGGTAACAATTATAATATTTCCTATTCTGCCGGAGTTAGAACAGACCCAAACTATGAAATCTTTTCATCGAATTATAAAAATAAAAAGAAAAATCAATGGAAAGATATATTATCAATTAAGAAAGAGGAAAAATTTGCAGAAAAAAATACAGATTTTTTCAAAAAATATAAAAGAATAACTAAAAATAATTTCTCAGCCAGAAATCATTCTGTATTGAATAGTTTTGTTAAACCTATTAGGGTAGTAGATGATTATCTAGCTTATGCACTAGTAGAATTTTATAGTCCAAATGACTACTCTATAACATTCCCAGAACTTTACACCATGACAGATGCAGAAGGTTTTGCATATTTAGATGTAAATCGTTTAATTGGTTTGGGATTAACTCATGTTCGAATGGTTACAATTGGTGGCTCAGAAGTCTCATCTGGTATAGCATTCGATGGTTCTATGTCTGCTATTTTGCCTCTTCAAAGCGAAACACTAGTTGTATCTATTTTAACAACGATAGTAGAACAACAATATGTCCCTGATAGTACATCAAGAAATCCTGATGTAGCTGGAATAAATAACTTAGTTACAGATTTGGAAACTAAGTTAGATTGTCGTGTGAATATAGATCCTATAGCAAGCGGAGATATTAAAACTTTTAAACTTCTTACTAAATTAAATGCTGTGAAAAAAGCACTAGAGACCAATAGTCCATTATCAGGTTCGGCAGTGCTAGGTTCAATGGTTAAGAAAATAGTAGATGGACCACCTATTCAAAGTGCAGATGATTTTAATGAATTGACAGATTCTCTCATAGATACGATTCAGATGAATGAAATATTTTCAAGAGGACAAATTAGAAAAACACTTACCGAAAGTATTAATAAAATAGATACATTAACTTCTGTTGAAGAAATAGTAGAAGAAGCTACTAGACAAAATGAACAACTTACAAACATCCCAGCCCAACCAGAACCTGAACCTGAGCCAGAACCAGAACCAGAACCTGAACCCGAACCCGAACCAGAAATATATTTACCACCTAAACAACCACCAATACTACCACCTGAACCAGAACCTGAGCCAGAACCTGAGCCAGAGCCCGAACCAGAAATTGACATTGAACCAGAGCCCGAACCACAAATTCCTATTTCAAAAGATCCTTTATATTGGTTCAAACCTAAAAATTACAGTTTTGCAAGAAATATATGGTATAATAGTGGAACTGGTCAACATCTAGAAAACGCCGTTACATCAGGTAGTGTATCATTACAAAGTAGTAAATTATTTACAAAGGGTACTGTTAATCGTGCTACAGTAAGACATGTGTCAGAATTAGTGGGTTCTGTTAATACAGAAATAACACTTCCAACACTACCTGAAAATTACACTATATGTGCTTTGGTAAGATATATTGGAAATACAAACAATCGTCGTATTTTAACCACAGATATGATTAATCCAAGAACTAAATTAAATGGTAATTTAGATGAGTTTTCAGGTGGAGTTACTTTCTTTGGTCATCATGGTGAGAAAAATAATAATTCTAATAACGCATTCAAACGCATTGGTACTGTCTGGTCAGATGGCATACCAGATGCAAATTATGAAAATAGATACACTAGTAAAGCAGGTTTTATGACAACACCATGGGCAGATTTGAATTCTAATAATAATCCTAATTCATACTGGTACAATAATCAGTGGCAAAAAGATAGCGATAGCTTTTACTTTTCTAAACCAAATAATCAATTTGGAATAGTCGAAAATATAACAGATTGGTTAATTATACAAGTTACAAATGGTAGTAGCAAGAATAATAGTCAAATTCCATTTAATGTGTTAGCAAACGGTCATGCTTTAGGTATGAGAAACGCACATACAGAAGATAGCAAGATTTATGAGAAGGGTGGTGCAGGACATAAACTAATGATTAATCCAAGAAATTCTAGTTATAAGAGTGATTTCGCTATTTCGGATATTATAATATTTGCCGAAGAATTATATCCAAGCGAGATGTTAGAAATGTATAAATTCATGTTCAACCCTGGTTATGCCGGGGAACAACCAATTCTAACACACTTCAATCCAAGCAGAAGTACATATATATCTAATTCATTTGTAAGAGTAAATACAT